CGTGGTGATATCCTTCATAGGTACTACAACAAAGACTAAGATACTGCTTGCATTTGTATTTTTGCTAAGTATAACTACTGCTTGTAGTACTCAATCACTAGTAATGCCTCTTTCTTGTCCTCCTGATAATAAGAAATGTCAACGGAATTTAGATGCACAAACATTATCACTCATCGGTCAAGAAGCTGCAGCACTACAACTTATGTGCATGGACGCTGATCTTACAGATGTGCTTGGCGACAAGTGTACAAAGTAACGATGTAACTGGTGATTTCAGTAATAACTACCAAGACTCAACTGTAGACAGTAATAACTCTTCTACAAGTGAGACTAATAATTACAACGCAACGGGAGCAGGTGAAAAAGCTCCTGTTATGTCCAGTATAGCACCTACGGTTATGGGTGGTGGTGGAAACGATTCCTGTTTAATGCCTACAACGATGGGCTTTCAGGTAAGTTTGTTTGGTTTATCTCAGGGTGCAATGGTACAAGATGCATACTGTAATAGACGCAAGAACGCTAGACTTTTAGGGACTCCACAACAAATAGGGGGTCTTGGTTTACAAGTTTCTGGGATATCGACAATCTGTGGTGATCCTGATGTTTTTAAGGCCATGATTTTAGCCAGTACGCCTTGTCCTATCATGGATGTTTTAACTGGTAAGCTACTGATGGGTAAAGATGCAGTAGATAAATACAGAGAAAACCCTCAAGCGTTTATAGTAGGGTATGAAGAAGATAAAGAATTTTGGGATAGTCTATTAAGAATAGGAGAGGATTTAACAGATGAAATCAATCAAGCAAAAGTTACTAACAACAGTAGGGACACTCGCTCTATTAGTGAACGGTTCAGGTCTACTCGCAGAGTCACTTCCACCACCCGACTACAACCAGACGGGGGATCAGAAGATACAGTCACTGATTGACTCTATTAACGTTATAGATAATCGGTTACAACTATCTCTAAACTTAGGTATTGGTGCAGTAGGGTATGCTGAAGTTGGTGGCGTTATTGTTGATGGAGCATTAGACGGAGCTAAAGTAACTTCAGCAATGCTAGGTGCTTACTTAGATGCTAAGAGTAAAGTTATGAATCATGACTATGCTACAGCCTCAAATGCGAATCAGTTGTTTATCCAAGAACATACTGCGGCTATGAATAACTTAGTTGCGGCGGTTGATGTACTTGGTGATGCTACATCTGTATTAATGACTGCTACATCTGTTGCTGACACTGCTGCAGAAGCAGATACAAAACCAGAACAGGTTGCATTACAAGAGATGATGGCTACAGACGAATATAGTCTTGACGCTTCTGAAGTTGACGACTATAATAACGCACTTGATGCAGTAGCAGAGTATGCTCAACAAGCAGGTGCTTTCATGGCTGCAGCTAACAATACGGAGTTGACTACAAGTATAGATAACTACACTGCAAGTAATAACATAATGGTTGGAACATATACAGCTATTACGTATACACAAGCAGTTGACGAGTTTGTTATATCTTGGGATGATTCAGGATACGGCACTGGTTGGAATGGTTACCTTACAGAAGATATGAGAGATGCAAACGATGTATACGGCGCAGGAGCATACATCATGCAACACGGGTCAGCTTCCTCTAACATGTAGGAAATATTATGATAGAAGATGCAGAAGTTAAAGTTGGTGGGTTTACTTTTAAAGGGTGGTACATAGCTGCTGCCCTGCCAATACTAGGATCTCTTAGTGGCGGTATATACTATGGATATGACACACTACAAAGGTTCTACGCTGTAGAGTCAGGTATTGAGACAGTAGTAGAAGCTTCAGGTAAGTTTAACTCTAAGTCTAATGAACTAAGTACTCGTATACAGACAGTTGAATCTAGTCTGAATGTAGATATACAAAGTGTACACGCAGACTTAACAGTTAAATCACAGGATATGGAAGCTGATCTTAGCTCTCGTATTCAAGCAATAGAACAGGCGGTAGCAGACAATGACGTTAGAGGTCTTAACACAAGGTTGTCAACGATTAGCACACAGATGCAAACAATCTTGGAACAACAGAAAGAGTTGCTTGACTTACGTAGTCAAGTTGAGAGATCTACTGGGATCACGGATAGTCTGGGTGATAAGCTTAACGAATACCAAATTGAAATAGATGACATATGGAAAGCATATGATACTCTTGTGGACAAACCACTATAAGGAAAGCCAATGGCACGTAATTTAACACCAAACCAACAAAAGTTTCTAGAAGTCTTGTTTGACGAGGCAGGTGGAGACGTGGTTTCAGCAAAAAAGATAGCAGGATACAGTGAAAATACACCTACAAGACTTATTGTCGAATCTCTCAAAGATGAAATTAGTGAAGCTACTCGTACTTATTTTTCTAGGACTGCTCCAAAAGCTGCAATGGCTATGGTCAATGCTTTATCCGATCCTACGGAGCTTGGTATCAAAGATAAAATGGCTGCTGCAAAAGATCTACTTGATCGTGCAGGGTTGGGTAAAGTCGAAAAAGTAGATGTATCATCTTCTGGTGGGGGTATATTCTATCTTCCACCTAAAGAGGGCAAGAACGAGTAACCTTGTCTGAATACGATTACGATAGAGACTTCGGATTCTGGGAATTACCTAAACCTAAAAAGAGTGATAAGGTTTGGCATCCTGTAGTTAGAGTAGCGGCTCGTGTAGTACCCTTTGGTTATAAGATTGATCCAGATAATGAGAAACTGTTTCAACCTATACCACACGAACTAGAAGCATTACTGCTTGCCAAGAAACATTTAAGGCAGTATAGTTACAGGGAAGTAGCGAATTGGTTAACAACACAAACAGGTCGCTCTATCTCCCATGTAGGTCTAAAGAAGAGAATAGCCATTGAGCGAAGACGTAAAAAAGCAGCTAACATTAAACGCAAGCTTGCCAAAAGGCTCGAAGAAACCCTTGCGGAAATCGAAAAGCTCGAAAAAGGTGTCACAGGATACTACACCACCAGAGAAGATACAGACTAGCCCAGCGCAGGTTAAGGCTGAACCATACAACATAGAAGAAGCTCAAGACGTTGTATTCAAGCCTAACCCTGGACCTCAGTCAGAGTTTCTATCTGCGTCAGAACGAGAAGTACTATATGGCGGCTCAGCAGGTGGAGGTAAATCATATGCGATGCTTGCAGACCCTCTTCATGGCTTAAATGACCCTAACTTTAGTGGTCTACTTGTACGTCATACTACAGAGGAACTAAGAGAGTTAATACAAAAGTCGCAGGAGTTATACCCTCGTGCTATACCTGGGATCAAATGGTCAGAACGTAAGTCTCAGTGGACTTCACCTCAAGGTGGTAGACTGTGGATGTCTTATCTGGATAAAGATACCGATGTTACACGCTACCAAGGTCAGGCTTTTAACTGGATTGGATTCGATGAACTTACACAGTGGTCTAGCCCTTACGCTTGGGACTATATGAGATCACGTTTGAGATCTGCACACTCTGATAAGCTTGGTTTGTATATGCGTGGAACGACAAACCCTGGTGGCAGTGGACACTCTTGGGTTAAGAAGATGTTTATTGATCCTGCTCCAGCTAATAAGTCTTACTGGGCTACAAACGTAGAAACAGGTGAAACAATAAGATACCCTGCAGGACACAGTAAAGCAGGTCAGCCCTTATTTAAGAGAAGATTTATTCCAGCTAGTTTGTTTGATAATCCATACTTAGCTGAGAGTGGTGACTACGAAGCAATGCTTTTGTCACTACCAGAACACCAAAGAAAGCAGTTACTAGAAGGTAATTGGGACGTAAACGAAGGTGCTGCCTTCCCTGAGTTTAATAGAGCTATACACGTTGTTGACGATTTCCAAATCCCTTCTAGCTGGACACGGTTTCGAGCTTGTGACTACGGTTACGGTAGCTACACAGGAGTTATTTGGTTCGCTGTTGCCCCTGATGAACAACTCATTGTCTACAGGGAACTCTATTGTTCTAAAGTTACAGCTTCTGATTTAGCTGATATGGTTCTTGATGCAGAGTCTGGTGATGGTACAATACGTTATGGAGTGTTAGACTCTTCACTATGGCATAACAGGGGTGATACAGGTCCATCCCTAGCCGAACAGATGAACCAGAAGGGTTGTAGATGGCGACCCTCAGACAGGTCAAGAGGTTCTCGTGTGTCAGGTAAGAACGAAATACACAGAAGATTACAGGTAGATGAGTTTACAGAAAAGCCTAGAATTGTATTTATGGCTTCATGTACTAACACTATAACACAACTACCTGCACTACCTCTGGATAAGCGTAACCCAGAAGACGTAGATACTCACGCAGAAGACCACCTATACGATGCATTACGTTATGGAATCATGACAAGACCTCGTAGCTCTATATGGGACTTTGACCCAGCAAAACAACGAAGTGGCTTTCAAGCTGCAGATAACAAGTTTGGATACTAAATATGGATGAACTATCTTACGAAACAGATGAAGTAACAGCAGCAGAGGATGGCAAAGAAAGCATCTTCGACTCTAAGCCTGATGTAGTAGCTTTCGTAGAGGAGCGCTTTAGTCGTTCTGAAGATGCAAGACAGGGTGATGAAGAACGTTGGTTAAGAGCCTATCGTAACTACAGAGGGTTATACAGTCCTGATGTACAATTTACAGATACAGAAAAGTCTCGTGTATTCGTTAAGGTTACAAAGACTAAAACTCTAGCGGCATATGGTCAGATAGTTGACGTATTATTTGGTAACAACAAGTTTCCACTTACAGTAGATCCATCTATCTTACCAGACGGTGTAGCTGAGTCTGTACACATAAATGTAGATCCTAATGCCGCTGCAGCAGGAGATGCTTTATCTGGTGTTACACAAATTAAACCTGCTACGCCATACTTAATAGATGGTGAAAGCAAGTTAAATCCTGGCGAAACACTCTTAGATTTATCAAGAAGGTTAGGACCTCTATCAGATAAGTTAGGACCTGTATCTGAAAAGCTTATTGAGGGTGACGGTACTACACCTACAACTGTTACATTCCATCCTGCAATGATTGCAGCTAAGAAGATGGAAAAGAAGATACATGACCAGTTAAACGAATCTGGTGCTACTATACACTTACGTAGTATGGCTTTTGAGATGGCACTACTTGGTACAGGTGTAATGAAAGGCCCATTCGCTGTAGATAAAGAATATCCTAACTGGAATGAAGAGGGTGAGTATGACCCTATAGTTAAAACAGTACCAGAGACAAGCCACGTATCAGCGTGGAACTTTTACCCAGACCCAGAAGCTACATCTATGGATGATGCTGAATACGTGGTTGAGCGCCATAAGATGTCACGGACACAGTTGCGCTCCTTAAAGACACGTCCTTACTTTATGAAAGACGCAATACAAGAGGCTATCCACAAGGGCGCTGATTATGTTCAGAAGCACTGGGAAATGGCTATGGTTGACGATGAAACCCAAGCTGATTCAGAGCGTTGGGAAGTACTGGAGTTCTGGGGTTTCGTAGATATAGAACATCTAGAAGAGAATGGTGTAAATATACCTAGTGAATACAAAGGCTTAGATGAACTTAATTGTAATATCTGGGTTTGTAATGGTGAAGTTATACGTTTTGTACTTAATCCATTCAAGCCTTCACGCATTCCATACTATGCTACACCCTTCGAACATAACCCATATAGCTTCTTTGGCGTAGGTATTGCTGAGAACATGGATGATACACAGACACTGATGAATGGCTTTATGCGTATGGCTATTGACAATGCTGCATTATCTGGTAATCTTATTATTGAGATAGACGAAACTAACCTAGTTCCTGGACAAGATATGTCTGTGTACCCTGGAAAAACGTTTAGAAGACAGGGCGGCGCACCAGGACAGGCCATCTTCGGCACAAAGTTCCCTAACGTAGCACAAGAAAACATTCAACTATTTGATAAGGCTAGAGTTTTAGCAGATGAGAGTACTGGTTTCCCAAGTTTTGCACATGGTCAAACAGGAGTATCAGGCGTTGGGCGTACTGCAAGTGGTATATCTATGCTTATGGGTGCTGCTAATGGTTCAATACGTACAGTAGTTAAAAATGTTGATGATTATCTTGTAAGACCCTTGGGTAGAGCCTTCTTTGCTTTCAATATGCAGTTTGACTTTGATGAATCAATTCGTGGTGACTTAGAGGTAAGAGCATCAGGTACAGAGAGCCTAATGGCTAACGAAGTAAGATCCCAGCGCTTAATGCAGTTCTTACAAGTAGCACAGAATCCAGTATTAGCTCCTTTTGCTAAGATGGACTTCATTATACGTGAGATAGCTAAGTCTATGGATCTTGATCCTGATAAGGTTACTAACTCTATGCAAGATGCTGCTATCCAAGCAGAGATCCTCAAAGGCTTCCAACAGCCAGCACCACCGCCTGTAGCTCCAGAAGGTGTCCCAACCCCCGAAGGCGCTCAACAAGCCCCTAGCTCCCCACAGGGAGGCGTACAGGACACATCTGGTAGTGGAGGTGGACAAATAGGTATAGGAACAGTACCAGTTCCAGGTGAACAAGGGTTTAGTGGTAATGTCGCTTAAAAGTTTAGTAAACAATAAACCAACATGGGATGCATTCTTAGAAGAGATGGATGCTCTCATAACTAAAGAACATAAAAGTATGGAAAGCATATCTGATACCGTAGAGATCTACAGACATCAGGGTGCTATTCGTACACTTAGACAACTAAAATACATGAGGGATCGTATTAATGGCACTAAATGATGAAACAGAAGCAGTATTTAAATCTATGAGAGGTCAAGAGATAGATCCTGTATCAGGTAATGAAGTACCTCTAGGTTCAGAACCAGAAGAGGTTAGAGATGATATAGATGCTAAACTAAGTGAAGGAGAATATGTTGTTCCAGCAGATGTTGTTAAATATTATGGTGTTAAGTTTTTTGAGGATCTGCGGAACGAGGCTAAGCTTGGTTTCGCAAACATGCAAAGTAATGGACGTATAGGTGGCGAACCTATAGCAGAAGAAGGTTTACCTTTTGATGTTTCAGAACTACAGATGGTCGAAGATGGACAACCTACAATGAACAAGGGTGGTTACATGTCTGGTTATGCTGAGGGTGGTGAAGTACTTAATCCTTATAGTAACCCTACAGGCGGTGGCTTTGAGATAAGGGAGTATGTAGATTCTAGCGGTAATATTATGTACATACAGTTTATGAATGGCAAACCTCTTACTCCAATCCCAGAAGGTTATTCTCTTAAAGGTACGGCTGCAGAAGAAGTAGCAGAACAAGTTCAAGAAACACCTAGAAGGGGTAATGATGATAGAACAGATGTTAGGGCTGTACCTGAAGCTATTGATTGGGATACTGTAGATATTGATAAGTTTGAAGAGACGGCTAAACAATATGACAACCCACTAGGTAAGGGTATGCTTATGATGATGGGTCCTTTTGGTCTAGTAGGTAAGTTAATGCTATCTCATCAGAAGAATCAAATTATTAAAGCTATTGATAAACGTTTAGAAAATCCCGATCTACAAAATAGAGAACAGTGGTTGGGTGTAAAAAATAATTTCTTAGATGTTAAGAATGATCCAACTGCAGAAGACGGTACTAAAGTAGAAAAAGATGCAATGGGTAATACTATTATTACAGGTCCTGATGGTGAAGTTGTAGATACAAGCCGTATAGGTAGAGGGTCTTATATAGATGATCTATTAGGTATGGATGGTAAATGGGGTGTACAAGGTCCAGGATTGATGGACTCTATTAAGGGAGCAAGAAAAGACTTTGAATCTGCTAGACCTCCAAGAGATCCTAAAGGATCACCAGGTAAGGGTTTTGTTACAAGTGGAGACGGTAGCATAGTAAGAGATGGCAATGGTAAGCCTGTTAAAACAGGTAGATATGAACAAGATAAACCTTTAGTTCCTCAACTAAGAGAAAGCTCTAAAAAGAAACAAAGTATAGCTGTTGCTAAAAAAGAAAAAGATATGGGAACTAAACTATCTTCTGCACGTACTACTAAAGATAAAAAAGAGACATATTCTTCTAAAGCACGAAGAGGCGGTGGCTTCTCTAAGGGTGGATTAGTAAATAAACCTAAAAAGAAATAAACAATAACGACAATACCATATAAATATAAGGATACTCGGCACTTTGTGCTGACCCCAACATAAGGAACTAAATATGTCACAACTAACTGAAGAGACAATGCACTCGTATACACACAAACGTAACGAGGCTAAGATTAAAGAAGCTGAAGCAGAGCTAGAAGCACTACTAAAGGGTGATGTAGCTGAAGAGGCTAGTGATGAAACCCCTGAAGAAGAACCCAATGGCGAAGGATCTGAGACAACCGAAGTATCGGATGCAAGTGATACCAAACAAGAAGAAGCCAAAGAGGAAACCAAAGCATCGGAAGATGATGCAGAGTTAAGTGCTGAAGAGAAGAGCTTCAAGAAACGCTATGGTGATATACAAAGACACATGGCTGAAACAGAAAAGAAGCAAGCAGCACAGATAAAACGCTTAGAAGATCAACTAGAAAAAGCAGCAAAGAACGAGCTTGTACTTCCTAAGTCTAAAGAAGAGATAGATGCATGGACAAGTAAGTACCCAGATGTAGCAGGTATAGTTGAAGCCATAGCTGAAAAGAAGGCTAACGAAAGAGCTTCTGATCTAGATGCAAGACTACAAGAGATAGAAGAGTTACGCTCTACAGCTAAGAGAGAAAAAGCTGAAGCACAACTTGTAGCAATACATCCTGACTTTGAAGCTATAAGAGCAGACGATGCATTTCATGCTTGGGTAGATACTCAACCTAAAGTTTATCAGGATGCTTTGTATGAAAACTCTGAAGACGTTAAGTCTGTAGCCCGTGTTATAGATATGTATAAGCTAGACAAGGGTATCAAAACTAAGAAGCCCAGCGCAGACAAAGGCGCAGCATCAGCAGTCAAGTCTCGTGGACGTACTGTAGTAGATGCAGAAGAGTCTAGCAAGACGTTAAGCGAGTCAATGGTTAAAAAGATGTCCCTCAAAGAGTATGAGGAACGTCAAGACGAAATCATGAGTGCAATGCGCTCTGGTAAATTTATCTATGATATGTCCTAATAAACACTTGACACTAAGACATTAATAGATAAAACTATGGTATGTGCAGTGCTAGGTATCAACTACCTGCACATGCTTTAACTTTTAAGCACTAGCCACTAAAAGAACTACCCGATAAAGTATAGACCCTTTACTGCTTGACCGCAAATCTAGCAATAGAGATACTCTAGAAAAGTATTGGCCTCTTGTGTGGATATGATGTTTTACTTCCCCCACTGTCATATCTATAGGAGAAATTATTATGGCATTTACAAAGGCATCAGGTTATACCAACCTGAACAACGGAAACTTCTCATCTGAGATCTTTTCAAAACAAGCACAGTTAGCATTTAGAAAATCTGCTGTTATTTCTGCAATCACAAACTCTGACTATTTTGGTGAGATTTCTGGACAAGGCGACTCAGTGCGCATTCTTAAAGAGCCAGATATCACTGTTAATGCGTTAGCTCGTGGTACTGCGGTTTCAACACAAGATTTAGTTGATGCAGACTTTAAACTAACTATCGACAAAGCAAACTACTTTGCATTTAAATTGGACGATATTGAAGAAGCTCATTCACACGTAGACTTCATGCGTCTTTCAACAGACCGTGCAGCATACAAAATGGCTGACTCAATGGACAATGATGTTCTTAAGTACTTAGCTGGTTTCACAACTGCAAACGCTGTAAACACAACAGTAAATGGTACTAAAGCAGACACTGCTGCAGGATCAGACGAACTATTAGCTGCAAACAAGTTGAAAAAGGGTGACTTCGGTAACATCACAACTACATCTGCAGGTGATCACTCGATCCCATTAGCACCACGCTTAACAGGTGCAACTGCTGTTTCTGCATCAACTGCAACACCATTACAAGTACTAGCACGTATGTCTCGTACAATGGATGTAGCAAATGTTGATACTAGAGGTAGATGGATCGTACTTGACCCAGTGTTTATCGAGATGCTAAAAGACGAGGATTCTCGCCTATTAAATGCAGACTTCGGTGGTGCAGGACTACAGAACGGTTTATTGGCTGCAAACATTCACGGCTTCCGTGTTTATCAGTCAAACAACTTACCAGCAGTAGGTACAGGCGCAGGTACATCAGGTACAGCTAACCAAAACGCTAACTATGGTGTTATCGTAGCTGGACATGACTCAGCAGTAGCAACTGCAGAACAGTTATCAAAAGTGGAAACATACCGTGACCCAGATAGCTTTGCGGACATCTGCCGTGGGATGCACCTTTATGGCCG